AAAACAAAGCTGCCTTCGTATTCTCCGAAGTATGTGGAGAGGTCTACATAGGAAACATTCTCAGAAGAGGAATCCCATTGGTAGTGGCTTCCGTCTGCTGCGTATGTAGAAATAAAAGGTGCGAATCCAAGGAGAAGAACAGCAGTCAACATGAATGCAGTCATACCTTTTATTCTTTTCATAAATGTCGGCTTCTCATAAGAGGCAATGTTGATAATTCTTCGTTTCATCTGCTCCATGTTTCCACCAAGGCCGGCGGCAAACGGAAAAGGAGTAAGTGAAACCTTCTCTGCAAAGTTAATCAGTGTATTACCATAATCTTCGTAAGCATCCTCTTCAAGCATTTTCAAAACGGAAGTGTCACAGGCAACCTCTCTGTCATTACGCATTTCTTTCAGTGCATACCAGACAAGAGGATTGAACCAATATATTACCCCGGCAAGATTCATCAGATAACTGGCAACAGCATCTTTGTGCTTATAGTGCTGCAGTTCGTGCAACAGCATATACCGCATATCGGATTCGTTGTAATCAGAGATCAGATGAATCGGCAGATAAATACATGGTTTCAAAAGTCCCACAATAATCGGGGATTTCAAAAATGCAGTACTGTAAACAGGGATATTTCTGTGAATTCCCATTTCCTCCAAACATCGATGATATAGTCTGCGTACCTCCGGGTTCTGAAGGGGAAGTGCAGATTTCTCCAAATTGCGTAGGCGGAGTGAGGATTTGATTACTAATATAATCATTGCAAAAATGCCTACAGTCCATATCCCTAATAATATGTATCCAGCAATGGATGGTGTCTCGCTATTTACAGAAAGTGCGAAATCATTCATCCAGTCTGTATTTCCGGTCGGATGAATTCCCACAGCTTCCCCCATAGCGGTTGCGGTACCAGAAGCAGGAGAGCTTCTTAAGCTACCAAGCCACGAGAAGATTTGTGGAAATCCGATGAGACGGAACGGTATAAAGGGAACTGCCAGCAACCCAAGGAGCAGGAACCACAGATTATACTGCATCCGGCTGGACAGGTTGTTTTTGAATATCCGCTTGGCTATCAAAAGAATTCCGATGATACCGCTGATAAATACATTGCATATTAAAAAGCGTATCATAAAATTAGCCACGTTAATTTCCTCCTTTTTTTGACCTCTTGGAAAGAAGGGAACGGAGGGTGTCTATTTCTGTTTCAGACAGTCTGTCATTTTCTATATAGGCAGACAGCATGGCAGTGATATCCCCGTCATAGTATCGTTCCAGAAAAGAGTTGCTTTCCTGGCCGATGTATTCGCTTTCTTTCACGACTGGGGTATAAACAAACACTCGGCTCTGTTTTTCATAAGTTAGAACGCCTTTTGTTACGAGACGTTTGATTAAAGTCTGTATCGTCTTAGGACTCCAGCTTGTGGTCTGTAATAATTTATCTGTTATTTCATTGGTACTGATCGGCGCATGTTTCCATACGATTTTCATAACTTCAAATTCAGCTTCAGAAATCTGTGGTAAATCGTTCATTTTAAATCCCTCCTTAAATCTTACGGCTGTAATAAATATATTATAGACGTTATTTATGTGGTTGTCAATTTCAGAAAAAACATATTGACTTGAAATCTTACTTGTGTAATAATTGAAATATTACAAGAGTAAGATTTGGAGATGGCAACAAAAAGAAAAGAACCAGAATCACAACGGATTAGCTGGTTCCTTTACTCGTTTGAATTACCTCTTTTATGTATGAGTGCTAAGAGGTATTCAATTGCTGGAAGAATCTCGGCTGCCTCTTGCTCATCACATTCCTGTAGCATCAATAACAGTTTTTGTTTTTTCAACCCATCCGTAGCAGTGTCAGGGTGGAAAATCCGGTCTGCAGGAATGTGTAAATAAGCGATGATCTGGCACAATACTTCGAACTTGGGATTCCCACGGTCGTTTTCAATATTCAGTATTGTACGTTCATCACAACCTATTTGTTCAGCTAATGCTGCTTGAGATAGATGGGCTTCTTCTCTGGCAGCCCGAACTACCTTCGCAAGATTTTTTACATAGTCATGCATTACAATTCACCTCAGTGCTAGTTTACACTACAGGGTAAATATTATGAATTACAATAGAGTACAGGTATAAGATGAAACGAACTACACCATAAAAGGAGAAATCACATGGAAGCAAGGAAACAGCACAGAATACGATGTTTGTTGAAGTTACTGAAATTTGCTCATGGATAAAAACGCATTGATAGGTGTATCGCAATTCACGGAACGATAGAATTGCGATACACCTATTTTATATTTCAAGAGAAAACAAGAAGGAGGCTCATGATGAAAGAGATGGAAGCAAAGACAGAAAACAGATATGAGTACAGAAAACCACAGGAAAAGAGGAAACAGATGATAGCACCGGATTTATTTGAATTTGCATATGTACCGGATTGGTACGGACATTTAGCGGAACTGGAGAGATTGGCATTGCCGGAATCATGGAAGTTCCGAAAGCCGAGCCGGGAAACAAAGAATGCAGACACCCCCATTTTAGAACGTTACATACATACAATTTTTCGCAAGCAGGTTATTGACTTTAATTCAGAAAGTGATCCAAGAAAGGCAGACAGTATTTTTCATTTGGAAAACGAATGCGTCTGCTTCCATACTGGATTATACACACCTCAGTACAAGGGGATTTATGGTTATTTTGAAAGAAACAATTTTTCGGATTCTTTAAGAGATTGGTATTTTAGAGGTTTTTGTGATGAATTGTCTCCAAAGTTAAGATACATCGAGCCATTACCACAAAAGCCCGTCTATCATATGGCGCAGAGTGGCATTAACTTTAATCCAGAGTGGCCTATAAGAGTAAACGTAAATCACATATTGGGAGATGAAGAGAACCTGGAGCGTATTCCGGCTAAAATTCGGAAGGTGAAGAATTTGCCGCTATTGTTTGAAACAGCAGTAGAACTTGGAAGGGGGATTTATGGTTATTTTGAAAGAAACAATTTTTCGGATTCTTTAAGAGATTGGTATTTTAGAGGTTTTTGTGATGAATTGTCTCCAAAGTTAAGATACATCGAGCCATTACCACAAAAGCCCGTCTATCATATGGCGCAGAGTGGCATTAACTTTAATCCAGAGTGGCCTATAAGAGTAAACGTAAATCACATATTGGGAGATGAAGAGAACCTGGAGCGTATTCCGGCTAAAATTCGGAAGGTGAAGAATTTGCCGCTATTGTTTGAAACAGCAGTAGAACTTGGAAGAAGGAAGTCGGTAATTGAACCGGGGCTTGTGGTCCCACAGGGATATCAGGGGAGAGTGCAGTATCTTCTTCCGGTTTATCTGACGAATATGCAGAAACCTGACCTTGCCATGACACTGACGGTTATGGATGGGTACTATTTGGGTAATACCTGTCTGACGTTGGAGATGGCATATTTGAATGCGAGAGTAGTTGCAAGGCCAATGGCTCCGTGGCTTACGGAACTCGTAAAATAGGAAAACAGTACATAGAAACATGGATTGAATGGAACACCCGACAAGATGCAATAGCTGAATTGCGCCTTGTCGGGTGTTTTTCGCTTAAAGGATGATGGACAGGCTTCCTCTCTGCTACTGAAAAAATCTCAAAAAGTTTTTTAAATAGGAAATGAACCTTCCTATTTAACTCTTATGATGATGCCACAAAGCAGAGGAAAGGAGGTGGGCAAGTGTTGAAAGCGAATGAACGTAGGCAGAAGATATTGGAAATTCTGTGTGTGCGCCGTCAGGAAACGATGGAAAATCTGGCACAGGAATTCAATGTTACAACTCGTACAATTCGGAATGATATTGAAGAATTGACACTTGCTCACCCGATTGAAACCGTGCGTGGCAGATATGGTGGAGGCGTCAGGGTTGCTGATGGCTATTATCTTGGACGTAAGTATTTAAAACCAGATCAGCAGGAACTGTTGAAGCGGCTTTCAGAAAATTTAACAGGCGAAGACCTCGCTACGATGAACAGCATCCTTTCCGAATTTGCTTTGACAAAAAGGGCAGAGAAATAAGTCCTGTCTGAAAGATGGAGGTGAAAAGATTTGGAAAGGGTGTTTATCTGCAGTCCGTTCCGGGGAGCGGAAGAGAAGAATGTGGAGCTTGCCAGAAAATATGCCAGATTTGCTTATGAAAAAGGCTGTCTTCCGGTAGTGCCTCATCTGTATTTTCCACAGTTCCTAAAGGAAAGTGATGTTCAGGAACGGATGGCAGGGATTCAGTTTGGACTTTCATTGTTGAAAGAGTGCCGGGAAGTATGGGTATTTGGAGAAATAATGAGTGAAGGCATGTGTATGGAGATTGCGGAAGCTGACCATGCAGGAATTCCCATCCGGTATTTCACAAAGCAAAACGGAGAATTTGTGGAAAGGAGCAGTTTATGAGCGAGGAATTGTTGAAAATTGCAGATGGTCTTTTGGCGGTTTCGGAAGGAGTCCGTGCCCTCGCAGGAAAGGCACATTCATGTAATTGTAGTAAAAATCAGGAAGAAGAACGAGGGCAGAAGGATGAAGAAAGCGGAAATGAGAAGAGTCAGGAGAAACAAGAGAATGCCGTTACCATTGAACAGGTCCGTGCGGTCATGGCATCCAAATCGCAGGATGGAAAAACGCAGCAGGTCAAAGCGCTGATTCAAAAGTATGGGGCAGATAAGCTATCCGGGGTACAGCCGGAGAAATATGCAGATTTGCTTCGTGATGCAAAGGCTCTTTAATGGGACAGCATGCGATATTATCCGCATCTGCCTCCAAACGATGGATGAACTGTACCCCATCTGCATTGTTGGAGAAGCAGTTTGCGGACGAGGAAAGTATCTACGCAGCGGAGGGAACTGCTGCCCATGCTCTTGCAGAGCATAAGCTGAAACGGTTTCTTAAGAAGCGTTCCAAACGTCCGGTATCTGATTATGACTGTGATGAGATGGAAGAATGCACAGATGATTATGTGTCCTTTGCAATGGAGCAGATTGAAAAGGCGAAACAGTCATGCAGTGATCCGGTAGTGATGATTGAGCAGAGACTGGACTTTTCCAGATGGGTGCCGGAAGGATTCGGTACCGGAGATTTGGTCATCGTAGCGGATGATACTTTATACATTGTGGATTTGAAGTACGGAAAAGGCATTGCTGTATCTGCAGAATGGAATCCACAGATGCTTTTATATTCTTTGGGAGCATTGGAACTGTTCGGTTCCCTTTATGACATTGAAAAGGTCAATATGACCATCCACCAGCCGAGACTGGAAAATGTCAGCACCTTTGAAATTACGGTTCATGACCTCATGGAATGGGCAGAGCAGGAGTTGATGCCGAAGGCAGAGATGGCAGCCAAAGGCGAAGGAGAGTTTGCAGTTGGAGATTGGTGTCGTTTCTGTAAAGCGAAAAATACCTGCCGTGCCAGAGCAGAAGAATATTTGAGATTGGCACAAATGGAGTTTAAGCCACCGGAACTTTTGTCAGAGGAAGAAATCGCAGAGGTTTTGAAGGTGGCGGATGAACTTGCCAAGTGGTCTGCAGATGTTTATGCCTATGCACAGGATGAAGCGATTACACACGGAAGGGTATGGAACGGATTCAAACTGGTAGAAGGCAGAAGTAACCGTAAATATGTCAACGAAGAGGAAGTGGCGGATGCTGCAAAAGCAGCCGGATATGAGGACATTTACAAGAAGTCTCTGATTGGTATCACGGAAATGGAGAAGCTGATGGGCAAAAAAGATTTTCAGAAGATACTGGGTAGTCTGGTGTATAAGCCGCAGGGCAAAATCACCTTGGTGCCGGAATCCGATAAGAGACCACCAATTCAAACAGAAACCGCTGAGGCGGATTTTAAGGAGGATGAATAAATGAGCAAGAATGAAACACCGACCAAAGTAATCGTACCGTGCAGATTTTCTTATCTGCATTGTTGGGAGCCGGAAGCAATCAATGGCGGCGAGCCGAAGTACAGCGTGTCTGCCATTATCCCGAAGTCAGATAAGGAAACCATTAAGAAGATTCAGGCAGCGGTGGAAGCTGCAAAGCAGGAATCTTTGTCAAAGTGGGGTGGCAAGATTCCACCGAATCTGAAGCTTCCTTTGCGTGATGGTGACATTGACCGACCGGAGGATGAGGCATATAAAGGCTGTTATTTCTTTAATGCCAACAGCAGACAGGCACCACAGGTGGTTGATAAGCAGGTACAGCCAATCCTGGATCAGACAGAAGTGTATTCCGGCTGTTACGGAAGAATCAGTGTAAACTTCTATGGCTACAACAGCAATGGCAACCGTGGTGTGGCAGCAGGACTTGGTAACATCCAGAAGTTGAAAGACGGAGAGGCACTCAGCAGCCGTACCAATGCAGAGGATGATTTTGAAGCAGTAGAGGATGAAGATTTCCTCGGCTAATGATAAGGGCGGTGTATGCCGCCCGTACATAGAGGAGTTGTTTTGATGAAAGAGACATGGACAGATATTCCCGGACTGGAAGGGAAATACAAGATCAGTAATATGGGGAGATACAAAAGGCTGTCCCGGTATATTCAGGGGAGAAGACTGCCGGAAGAGATTCTTCCTTTGAACCAGAGTCAGGTAAGGGAAGTTAAGGAAAGGCTTGGAAGAAAGGAACATGTGTATGATATTGCTGACAGCATGGGGATTTCCAGAAAGACCGTCAGCAAGATTAAATCGGGAAGGAGTTACGCATGGGCGAAGTAGGATATAAAACACTGGCAATTGACATAGAGACCTTTTCCGATGTGGACTTAATCAAATGCGGGGTATATGCCTATGCAGACAGTCCTGCATTTGAAATCCTGCTGTTTGCATACAGCTTTGATGATGAAGAAACAAAGATTATTGATTTGGCACAGGGCGAACAGCTGACGGAAGAAATAAAAAATGCCCTGTCTGATGTGGGAATTATTAAGACAGCGTTCAATGCTAATTTTGAGCGTACCTGTCTTTCAAAATATATGGGAGTCCGTTTATCTCCCGAATCGTGGGTTTGTACTGCAGTACAGTCGGCTATGCTTGCCCTTCCGCTTTCTTTGGAGGGTGTTGGGGCGGTTCTGGGGCTTTCTGAGCAAAAGCTGAAGGAAGGTAAGGACTTAATCCGCTATTTTTGTGTGCCTTGCAAACCGACCAAAACAAATGGTGGCAGGAGCAGGAACCTTCCATGCCATGCACCGGAAAAATGGGAACAGTTCAAGACGTACTGCATCCGTGACGTGGATGTGGAAAAAGGTATCCGGCAGAAACTGCATAAGTTTCCGATACCGGAATCTGAGATGGCATTTTACCGTTTGGATCAGGAAATTAATGACAGGGGAGTTTTAGTTGACAGGGAATTGGTAGAACAGTCGATTACCTGTGACCTGTTACATAAAGACATTGTGACGAACCGTGCCTATGAGGTAACGGGACTTGAAAATCCAAATTCTGTATCGCAGTTGAAAGGATGGCTTTCAGAACGTGGAGTGGAAATCGACAGCCTATCCAAAGGAGCA